TAGTCTGAGTCGCCGTCAGCATACTCTTCTCCTATTTTCAATACATCATCCATGCTCATGCCAAGCGCGTCACATATTTCTTTGTAGCGTTTAACCTGCATACCCTGTTGGGTCAGTGAGTGCGAGTAGTTAGCTGCACTCACGCCTATCTGCTGCGCTACTTTAATATGTCTAATACCCGCGATGGAATGAGCAGTTCTGATTGCCTTACCTATATGAATAGGCATGCAGCTCTCCTTAAATAATCCAACAGCGAAACTTCGTATCTTCGCCATCTTTTATTGAGCGAGTAGCAGTTCCCTTCCTTAGTGATCTGCTTACATCCCAGAAAATTTGACGTTCACGTTGAGTACTGACAACAATAGACTCGCCAGACTTCATCTTCTTTATTACGGGGGACATAATACGACGTAAGCCGCTACCCAAAGACTCGTTGACCACTGGCAAAGAAACATTTGCTTCTATCGCATACGCAGACTTTGCTTTTGAAGCTCTAGGCTTCAAAGGCTTATCCTTTTCTATTGCGTAACTAGATGCTGACTCTTCTGGCGGCTGAGCATTAGCAATGTCATCCATTAAAGACTTATGCTTTTCTGCGGTCATCCTTTCTTGTGGCTCAAGAAACTCCATGCTTAGAGCAAGGCTTTCTACCACAATATCTGTAGCAGTTCTGCCAAGTTTAATTTTTTGCATTTGAATAGAGTTGTACAGCTCTTCAGGAATGTATACAGCAAGCTGTCTGCGAGCGCCTGTTTTACTGGGTTGGTTTCTGATGGGCCTTTCTTCTTTCTTCTGTGAATTAAAAAATAACATATCATCCTCCAAGGATAAGGGGGCTTGCGCCCCCGATAAATTAAAAGGGCATATCTTCTGAAGCAACCTCCACCTTGGGGGCGGGCGCAGACTGAGCATCCTTCGGCTTAACAGAAAGGCTCATGTACTTCTTGCCGTTCTTAGATTCCTTGAGCCACGAGTTCAGCCAGTACTCCTGACCACCTACATTGATCGTGCCATTGTAGTCAGCGTGTGTCTCAATCTCTTTGCGCTCGTTTTTGAACAGTGCGCCACGGTTTGTATCATCGTAATCACTCATCGTATTCTCCTACTGAAAGTATTGGTTAACATCTTGTTTGATTTTTAATGACGCATTGGTTACATGTTCTGCCAATGCTGCTATGTACTCCTCATCGCGTTCCACACGAACGATCAAAGGTTTCATGGTCTGGTGATAGGACATGAAATCCCACCACGATCTGCCTGTGACCCACAAGCATCCCATGATCTGCTGCAAGTGCTTGGAAGGCATGACTCCTGCCTTCACCCACTCAACATGCGTAGCAGGGGCAGGGCATTTGATTTCCAAACCGCCATCATCCCCCACTAATCCGTCTGGCGAACAACCTGCGTTAACAGTATCGTGCAGACAGAATCCCACCTCCTGAACAGTATTCCCTGTCAGGGCTTCGTACAATTCACGCGCATCTGGTTCTAATTCCGTGCCACGCTTCATGTGTTCGTTGACGTAGACAAAAGTAGTCTCGCCTGTTAGCTCTTCAGCGACTAGCTGATTGATGTAAGCCTCAACCTGTGTAGACTTGCCGCCCTTTCCGGTGACTATCTTAGAAAACTGTGAGGCCGATGGGACACCTAGCCTAGCTGACAACCACGCATCACTGCCCTGTTCGCAATCTATTATTCGCATGAGTACTCCACAATTTATTAGTTAGGTCTATTAGATCCTTGCAAGGCTTGCAGAACGGGTAGTACTGCGGCGCTACCAACGCTTTGCAAGTCTCGCATCGTACATCCCTTCTCATTAGAAGAAATCCGGCGCAGACTGTTTCGCTGCGGGATGCGATGGGTGCTTAGGCTTAGTAGATGCAGCGTTGCCATCGTCATCTTCAGACGGAATTCCTGCTATGGCTTGCAAACTATAGCGTCTTGCATAAGACAGACACGAGCCGACAGACTGGGCATCCATCTTCGCGAGAGGGATAAAGAACGATTGCTCTAGCCACTCGCCAGAGGAATGCATTAGCCTAGTAGCCAGACCAACAGAACCCTCGCCGCTAACAGGGAACTGCACATAGCTTAGTCCATGGGCTGCAAACGGGGCTTTGACTGCTTCGATTACATCCCCAAGTGATGCGTACTTAGATTTAAAGAATGGATTAGCTGAGCCTTTGACTGCTGCGCCCATCTCCCCTTGTGCCGCAGCCATCGCGGCTGCTAGGTTTGCTATTGATTCAGATTGTTTCATTTTAGTTCCCCTTAGAAGTATTTTTGCTCGTGTTGGTCATCGCGAATGCGGTGCATGACCTGCTCATTAGTCGCATACTCGTGACCGTACACAGCCAGTGCAGTCTCGGCTATACCAATCTCGCGAGTGGCAACATCCTTAATGAAAGACAGGACAGCCTCGCGCATCTCACCTCTGAAAATAACAGAGTAAGTAAGCGTGTCAGCTTTGTTCGTGATTAGCTTATGGATGCAGCCGCGCAGGACTTCGGGGTCTGCGTGATAGAGCATGATGTCACACAGATACTCGTTCGCATCTGCGTCATGCAGTACAGAGAAGATCATCTGATCGATGTCAGCTAGTGGGACTACGTCCCAATCGATGTCACCGTCAATAAGATATTGTGTTGCGGTTGTTGGCTCAGCGAGCCACTCTTTGATGTATTTCATGTCATCCTCCTCAGAATGTGTAGTCATCGTAATATAGATTAAATATCCTTGTCAACAATTGTGTCGAAATAAAACCTGCGAGGCCGATCCTCCTGCTCGGTTAGCTGTAAGCTGTTATCATGGAAGTAAAAATTGTATGTGCCTTCCCATCCACCAGAGTGTCTTTGCTTCGCTACAATCAACTTCTGGTCTTTATGTTTAGCTAAATATTCCTGCTGCTTCTCATCTAACTCGGTCATCTTGGCTAATTCCTTGAGTTGTTTTCTCTTCGCGTTGCTAGCGGTTAACAACACATTATCAGCCATGTCGGTAAGCGTACCTGCCCCGCGAATGGAATACTTGTCGGGTATCCAATTGTCATCTGCCTGTGGGGGCTTCCGAATGTGAGCCACTAAGATAATCCCGACATCCAAAGTCTTGGCGCAGTGCTGTAATTTGTTGACGAACTCTGTCTCGGCTACATAATCTTGAAAGCCAGTGCCACATTTCGCGAGGGAATCAATGAAGACATACTTGCAGCCCAGTTCCCTCACGCAATAGTGGATGATGGATAGCACTCGCTCAGGCTTCACGGTATCTAACTGATCAAATATCACAAGGTTCTTATCAACGAACGCTGAGAACTCTTCAATGAAATTCTCGGCAGGTGTCCCATCCTTAGCCCCTGCGGCTTGCATTAACATCCGATACAGGGATTCGCTCGGCTTCATCTCAAGGGACGCGAGGCAGACCTTAGAGTCTTTGAGTAGACCAAGGATTATCTCGCCACAGATAAGGGATTTCTTGGAGGCATTAGCGCCACCGAATATGGTTAACTCGCCCTGTCTTAAGCGAAACGTATCATGCGTCTTAGGCCAAGGTAGCTTCGCACCCCATATCTTTTGCCCTTTGGATCGTTCGACCACCTCATCATGCCACCTGCCCGCCGAGTGAATCTGCGAGGCTTCCATCATGCCAGTGAGTTCGAGGTACTGCTCTAATTCTAAACCTTGGGGAAGCTTCATAGTTCCACCCCCCATGATGCTTCGCGAGTAGGGGTCTGCTCTTGCCTACGCTTCTCCCATGTAACGACACAGGCTTTCCATGACTTCATCTTCTCTTTACCGATCTTCCACCCTCGCGCCTCGTAGAACGCAATGAACATTTCAGGGTCGATTCCATTACCCCGCGACTCACAATACGCCCTCACCTCCTCAACTGTCGGGGGTATAGATTGTTTATGGTTACTTGTTACTTGTATAGTTGTTGCCCTTTGCGTGGCAGTAGCCTGACTCTTGCCTGACGCTTGCTTGCCCGTATCCTGGTACTGAGCGTAGTTAGTTATTGAAATGATTGAGAATTTGTTTGTCACTTGCTTGTCAATCATGTCATCAGTTTCAAACCAATTTAGGTACTTTCTGAGACGGCGTACTGAGATGTTCAATCTGGCGCTCGCGGCATTCAAACCGAAGACCAATTGACCCCGCTTTATGTTGAGCATTTGCCCGTTAAACGCTGTCGCTTTGTCCGTTAATGATGCTGCCATTAGCAAGTAGAGCCATAGCTTTAACGCTTCGGGTTCTTGCCACAGAAAATTCTCTTGAATACCCCTGTCGAGCCTTATCCATCCGTTCAATTGGTTATCCCCCTCGCGCTATTAACTATCCGCTGCGCCTCGTATATATCGGCCTTGTCTTTATCAGTAAAGGCCACCCCTTCTTTTGCCCACACTGGCACTAATTCTAGCAACCACTCGGCAGACTTCACCTGCTCGTGCGTATGGCGTTTAAATTTAGGGGTATAGTCACCCCTATCCTTTGGGTAGATATCCCTCCACGCAAGCCCTACGGCCTTTAGAATGGACTCTGCGCTACAGTCCTGAGCAAAGCAGTGAAGCAATACCCGATCATCGGCCTCGCGGTATAGAATACTAAGTGAGTGTGACTTGTCATCGTGCGCGGGGCATAAGGCCATCGCCTTGTTACCCTTGCGCCTTAACTGGCTCATTTTGCTGCAAATTAATTCGTAATCTGCCATGATTTCCCCCTTGCGTTACAGGGAGAGAGCGGATAACCTGCCTGTGATCGCAATGCATCCTCCTCCCCCTTGTGTGGTGATCAGTCCCCCTTCGGGGGGACGCTTTAATTACAGTCTACCGTTAACCCCTTGTAGTTAGGCCATCCATAGGCCATATCCGTCTCAATACCTAAGCAAACCATCGTGGCATATAGGTTAGACTCGCGCCGCTCTTGCTTAAGCATACTCGGCTCAGTTAACACGCCAAGGGTGTAGAATCCTATCAGCCCGCAAACAATTAAGAAACACTTAAGCAATTTATTTTCCATCTCGATTGATCTATTCGTTTTCATTCCATTATCCCCTGCGCTTGCTCTTTTGCCCGTGCTACTTCGGCGGGCGTACACATTGATGCGATCTCGTGCGCGAGTTTAAGCGCATCGCCTAGCCTATGTTCTGGCGCTGTCACGCATAGGACTAGCGCCTTTGTTAATGCCGTTTCGTGTGTCATGTTGCTCCCCTTATTTAACTGCCGCGATTAGACCATCGCGCATGGTTACATTAGCGAAGAACTCGCGTCCCTTGCCTGTAATGTGTGGACGATTCGCCCCTGTTAAGACTCCATCGCGCCGATATTCTTCGCCGAAAATACTGGTTTCGATGTAGTCTAGGCGTTGTCCGATAGACTCTTTTAATACTTTTTTACTT